CCCTGAGGGAGGAACTGGACGGGAAAGGGGTGCTGATTGAGAACGCGTCGGCGGAGCTTGCGGCGTTTGCCCTGCTGTTTGAGTTTGACGGCGACCAGAGGCATATCCGGCATGTGTTTTATAACTGCTCTGCATCGAGGCCGGGCATTGAGGGCAAGACCAATGAGGAGAGCCGGGAGGTGCAGACGGAGACGCTGACCATCAAGGCGACGCCCCTGGCGGACGGCATGGTGAAGGCGAAGACCGGGGATTCCACGGATGAGACGGTGTATAAGGACTGGTATAAGGCGGTGTATATGCCTGCGGCTGCGGATGATGGCGGCGGGGAAGATGATGTGTATGGGGAGGATTAGCGTATGAGCATGACGAGGAAGATCATGATTGACGGGAAAGAGGTGCCGTTTAGGGCATCGGCGGCGGTGCCGCGGATTTACCGCATCAAGTTCCACAGGGATATCTATAAGGACCTGAGTGCGCTGGAGAAGAGCATCGGGGACAGCGATTCGGAGAACTCCAACCTGGATTTGTTTTCTTTGGAGCTGTTTGAGAATATCGCCTTTATCATGGCGAAGCACGCCGACCCCGCCATCCCGGACACGCCGGAGGAATGGCTGGACGGGTTCGGCACGTTCTCCATTTACCAGGTACTCCCACAGCTCATTGAGTTATGGGGGCTGAATGTGAAGACCGATGTGGAGGCTAAAAAAAACTTCGCGCAACTGACCGCCCGATGACCACGCCGCTGTTCCTTCTGCGGTGTGTGCAGCTTGGCATTTCCATCCGGGATCTGGACCTGCTGACCATCGGCATGGTCAATGACATGTATGCGGAGAACAGCAATGACGGGGCGGATTATGCCGTCATCGCGGGACAGGATGAGTTTGATTCATTTTAACTGATTAACTGGAAGTAGTGTGCGGATGCGGGGCTGGCTGTGGTATTCCAGTCCCATTTTCATCTGCCATGGGACTGTTCCCCTATGGTTCTGCCGTGGGGGAATTTTACTGCCTGGGGAGCCGGGCTTTTTTTGTGCCATTGAGGGGGTGTTACTGTGGCGGCAAACAGGATTAAGGGCATCACCGTGGAGATCGGCGGCGACACAACGAAGCTCCAGACGGCCCTGAAGGGCGTGAATACGGAGATACGGAACACGCAGTCACAGCTTAAGGACGTGGAGAAGCTGCTGAAGCTTGACCCCGGCAATACGGAACTGATGGCGCAGAAGCACCGGCTCCTCGGGGAAGCGGTCAAAGAGACGAAGGAGAAGCTGGAGACGCTGAAAACGGCGGCGGAGCAGGCGAATGACGCGCTGGCAAGGGGCGAGATTTCCCAGAGCCAGTATGATGCCCTGCAGAGGGAGATCATCGAGACGGAGCGCAACCTGCGGGATCTGGAGCAGCAGGCAGACCGGTCTGCCGTGGCGCTGCAGAAGATAGCGGCCACGGGGGAGAAGCTGAAGACGGTGGGCTCCGCCATTGAGGGCGTGGGGCAGAAGCTGATGCCGGTCACTGCGGCGGTGGGCGGGATTGCCACGGCCGCGGTGAAGGTGGCGTCTGATTTTGATTCTGCCATGAGCCAGGTGGCGGCGGTCTCCGGGGCGACCGGGAAGGAACTGGAAGCCCTGCGCGACAAGGGAAATGGGAAGTAAGACGAAGTTTTCTGCGTCCGAGGCGGCGGAGGCCATGAACTATATGGCGATGGCGGGCTGGAAGACTTCTGACATGCTTTCCGGCATTGAGGGGATCATGAACCTTGCGGCGGCTTCCGGGGAAGACCTTGCGACCACGTCCGATATCGTGACGGATGCTTTGACTGCCCTGGGACTGTCGGCGGAGGATTCCGGGCATTTCGCGGATATCCTTGCGGCGGCGAGCAGTAATGCCAATACGAATGTATCCATGATGGGGGAGACGTTCAAATATTGTGCGCCGGTGGCAGGTGCGCTTGGATTTACTGCGGAGGACACGGCGGAGGCCATCGGGCTGATGGCGAATGCGGGCATCAAGTCTTCCCAGGCGGGGACGGCCATGCGCTCCATGATGACGAACCTCACCGGGGAAGTGAAGTTTGTCGGGGACGCTTTCGGGGAGCTGACTGTCCAGACCACGAACACGGACGGGAGCATGAGGAGCCTTGGGGATATCCTCACGGACTGCCGGGCGGCGTTTGCGCAGATGTCGGAATCGGAGAAGGCGGCCAATGCGGAGGTGCTGGTGGGGAAGAATGCCATGTCCGGGTTCCTTGCGGTGATGAATGCCGCGCCGGGTGACATCGAGAAGCTGAACAGCGCCATCAATAACTGTGACGGCACGGCGGAGAAGATGGCGGAAACCATGCAGGATAACCTTGCGGGGCAGCTTACCATCCTGAAAAGCCAGCTGGAGGAGCTTGCTATTTCCATCGGTGAGATACTGATGCCGTACATCCGGCAGATCGTGGGGTGGATACAGGGGCTTGTGGACTGGCTGAACAGTCTGGACGAAGGCACGAAGAAGATCATTGTCACGGTTGCCTTGGTGGCGGCTGCCCTGGAGCCGGTGCTGATCGTCATCGGGAAGGTGGTCGGTGCGATCGGGACCATCATGACGGTGGTGCCGCAGATAGCCGGGGCGATATCCGGCGTGATAGGGTTTGTGTCCGGGACGGTGATCCCGGCGGTCTCTGCCGTGGTTGCGGCTATCGGATGGGTGCCCCTGGCGATTGCCGCGGTGGTGGCGATTCTTGTGGTGCTGTATAACAAGTGCGGGTGGTTCCGGGATGCGGTCAATGCCATCTGGTTGCAGATTAAGGAATTTTTTGTGTCTGCATGGCAGGCCATCTGCTCTTTCTTTACGGAGACCATACCCAATGCGTGGAATTCGCTGGTGTCATTTTTCCAGGGGATTCCCGAGTGGTGGTCTGGGCTGTGGCAGTCCGTGGGTGATTTTTTCAGCAGCATCTGGACGGATATGATGAACAACCCGGTGCTTTCGGGGATTGTGGACATGATCCATTCCTTGTGGCAGAATCTGTCTTCGACTTTGCAGGGCATCTGGTCGGGCATCCAGACGGCGGCTTCCGGGGCATGGGAGCTGATCAAAAATGTCATCCTGGGGCCGGTGCTGCTGCTGATAGACCTGGTGACGGGGAATTTCACGAAGCTGAAAGAGGATGCGCTGAATATCTGGACGAATATCAAAAATGCGGCGTCTTCTATCTGGTCGGGTATTAAACAGGTGGTGGGTTCGCTGGCGCAGGGGCTTGTGAACCATGTTTCCATCCTGTTCACCGGGCTGAAAAATACGGCGGCGAATATCTGGGCGGCGATAAAAAATACGGCTTCGTCCGCATGGACGGGGCTGAAGAATCTGGTGCTGTCCATCGCATCCAGCCTGAAGCAGTCGGCGGTGGACGCATTCAAGTCCATGGTGTCCGGGATCGGCTCTGCGCTTTCGTCCCTGGGGCGCGTGGTGCAGTCCGGGTTCCAGTCTGCGATCAGCTTCATCACTTCGCTGCCGGGGAAAGCATTGCAGTGGGGGAAGGATTTCATCAACGGGATTGCAGACGGCATCCGAAGCGCGATCGGGAATGTGATAAGCGCGGTGTCGGATGTGGCGGACAAGATACGCTCCTTCCTGCATTTCTCCGTGCCGGATGAGGGGCCTCTGACGGATTATGAGGGCTGGATGCCGGACTTCATGAAAGGGCTTGCGAAGGGCATTGAGAAAGGCCGGGGCATGGTGAAGGAGGCGGTGTCCGGTGTGGCGTCTGACCTGATGCTCCAGCCCCAGGCGGCAGCCGTCCAGATGCAGGGCGGAGGCGGCGCATCCGGGGATTCCGTAAGCGAGCCTTTGAGCGGCCTGAGGGAGATGCTTTCCGGTCTGCAGGAGATGGCAGGGGGAGGCACTATCTGTATCCCTGTATATGTGGGCGGGACGCTGCTGGATGAAGTGGTGGTGGACGCGCAGGCAAGGCAGAACTTAAGGTCAGGAGGGAGATAGGCATGGCTTTTATACAGTATTTGACGCTTGACGGGGTGCCGCTCCCCCTGCCGGATTCCTACGGGGTGCAGATGAGCGATGTGGAGGCGGATTCCGGCGGCGAGACGGAGGC